TTTCGGCAGAAAGGATAACAACATCGTCGCCATCGTTGATGACACCGTTGAGTGTGCTGGAATCTTTGATTGTGATGTTCTTGCTGAAAGCAGTTGCGCCTTCATCGTTAACAACAGTAAGACGACGCTGAACCAAAGTAGGCTTAGCGGTGTTACCAGTTGCAGAACCAGGTGAACCACCGTTATCGGCAAGTTCGGTAAGAACCATATCGACATCGATGTGACCAGAAGATGAAGAATCAACAGTCAGTTCGAGTGTGCGAGTCTTGGGTTCGTATGCAAGGATACGACCAGTGACGTTTCCGCTATCTGCTTGGAAGAAGTTATCTGCTTTGAACTTACCAACCAGGTCAGCGCCTGCTTTGAGTTCAAGAACCAAGGAGTAACTGAAAATCTGACCCTGCATCGTGGAAGCAGAGAAAGAGATTTTCTTACCAGGAAGCATCTGCCATTCAGCAGCAGAAGGACCAGGTTCGGCAAGATACAGAACTTGATCAGGACCAGCATCGGTCATTACGACGCGAAGGCTGTTACCATAAGTACCAGGAGTACGTGCAGCAAACTTCCAGTTGTTAGCAGCATACTCGGTGGTTGCTTCGTAAGTATCAATGTTATTGATCTTAGGAGGAGTAACACCAGTGCTGGTTTGCTCGTTAATTCTGGTCTGGTTGACGTTAACATTCAACAGGTTGACGGCAGTTGCATCAGTATGAGCAGTTGCAGTTGAACCAAGTTGTGCGCGAGTAACGGTAAGATCGTTACCAGCGATACCACTAACCTGCATGATCTCATCACCCACTTGGATGTATGAGTTCGTTACAGCGGTAAGTGCAGCGTTAGAAGTAACGGTAAGTACAGTAGCATTAGAAGCAAGCGTACCACCTTGGTTAAGGGGTGAAGTTGCAGCAGAGACAGTCTTGATCTGGGTGATTTGTGAACCACCAGCGTGTGACGTGTTAGCGGTAGCGTTCTGACCACGGAGAACTGACAGGTCGTTACCAGTAACAGCAGTGACTGACATAAGTTCTGCGTCAATCAGAAGCAAATCGCTGATGTCGAATCCAGTAGCGTTCTGGACAGACAATGTAACGTCAATTGCTGAGAAGATTGTCTGCGTAAAGATTGCAGTGTCAATCGCGTTCTTCAATGCAGAGTTGTCTGCACGGACTACCTTACAGGTACCGCCATACAGCATAAACTGTGCGACACTAAACCAATATTCGTAGTTTTGCTCGTTCGGCTCACCAAATACTTGAATGAGTTCTCTTTCGGAAGAAATTGTGACAATCTCTTCAACGGGTCCTTGGGAAAAAGTACCAACAATAGCGCCAACGTTATCGATCGTTGCGTTAATAGTGTTAGTAAGATCTCTTTCCTGAACCAATACACCTGGTGAAATCTGTGTGTTGGCCATCTTGCTTGGTTCTCCTGTGAAGTTCAATGGATGCTATTATTATTTAGAATAATGCACCTTTTCACTGGGGAACTCGGACGTGAACCTATTACCAGTCAGGGTATTCGTACTTTGTACTATCTGTAATCCTTGATTTAGATACTCTTTTTATAGTACACTCCTTACATTCATATGCATATGCACTAGGAATGTTACCTCTATCCTTTCGTGTCATGTAAAAACCATCAAGAAGATCTTTCGTCTTGCTACATACTCTACAACGTCTTTGAGTTAGTAATAGATGTTCTAGTTCAAATTCATCTTCTAGGTTCATCTATAATCCCACATGTATGCCATGTCACCATACTCATCAACATGCCACCTATCACCTTTGTCGTCTACAAATGATTCTGGTTCAGTCCCATCATCAATGAATCCGAATGGTGCCATGTCTGCTTCGATTGCTTCCTTCTGCTCCATGTACATTCTATGACGCACATCATTGTCATGCAACTCTCTGAAATAGTCTGATGTTGCTAACCATGAGAACATCACCAAGCACATAGCGAGGTCGTCATTACATCCATCTTCTGCTTCCCACGCTTGACCTTTCTGAATGAAAGTAGTCAACTCAGCAATGACATCATAATCTGATAGTAATAGTTTATCATCCTCAATCAGTGCTTTGAGGTTAGAGCATCCTGTCTTCTTAACTGTGGTAGACATCTTGACACCCATCTGTGTCTTGTTCCCAGAGAATCCCTGACCAACTACCTGACCTGCTCTACCTCTCATGGCACACATCAGTAAGTTATCATACTCTAAATCAAACTGTAAAATGTCTGCTACCTGTCCACCAATATCATTGACCTCACAGAGCACGTAGGCGTGGTTGTATGCTGTCGCAACCTGATGTATGATGTTTGGGAACAATAAAGGTTTAATAGTATTATTTCTATACTTACCTACCATCTTATATGGTATTGTGGTAGTGTCGATGATTGTAAATGCTGAGTAATCTTTACTTACTCCACGCGCTACGTCAACTGTAATTACATATTGATGTTCTTCTTGCGCTGCTTCAAATATATCTAAACCTTTGTTCCTTTGGATAGGTTCATCGTACACCATGGTACGAAGTTTAGAAGCAGAGATAAGTGTATCAACAGATCCTAGGAACTCACATTCAAACTCAACTCGGAACTGTTCCTCTGATGTGTTCTTAATCGTTTGTTCTTTCCAGTGATCATCTCTTCCTGGAACTTCTGACCAGTGAACTTCTGTGGTTGTGTATTCGTTCTTACCCCTCTCAGCATCATGCCAGAGTTTGTAGAACATATTCATCCCGTGTGGGGTGGAGATGATAATTACCTTTGTGCTTTTACCAGAAGATATAGTAGGATAGACAGATGAAAAGAACTGATCAGCAATGTGGTTCGGAATAAACGCGAATTCGTCCAGAAAAATGACATTAAAAGACATGCCCCTAACGGCGCTAGCCGAAGTAGAAGCAGCCATAATTTTAGATCCGTTCTCCAATTCCAGACTCCCCCTATTCCACTGGGAGATACCTTGCTGCATCCATTTGGGGAGGTTTTCATAACTTAGTTGTAATCGTTGTAGCATCTCACGAGCAGTCGCTGCTTTGTTAGCAAGGATCGCTACATTCACATTATCATTAAACAGCACATACCACAGCAGGTATGAGGTAACGATGGTAGACTTACCTGACTGCCGTGGTAGTTTTGCAATATTAAATCGTTCAGCATGGAACTTCCTGGTCATGTCCTCCTGGAAGTCATACATGGTAAAGGGGATCAGACCTTTGTCAAGTGAGATGATCTTGATATATTCTTTGATAAAATATACAGGATCTTTACTACACTTTACATATTCTTCAACCTGATCTGGTGTAAATGCCTGAGAGACATTTGCTTTTTTTAGATTAGGATTACCAAGATAGATCTGATCGCTCATTTCATTCCACCAATGTGCCGTGTGCTCTACGAATCTCTTTTAGTTTTTCCAGATTCATATCCTTGGTGCCACCATCGTATGCGTGAGCATATCCTTCTTCAATCATTTGCTCGTTAAGGGACACAGTTCCGTCCCCAATGTAAAGCCAACCCAGAAGACGCCCGTATTTGCCAGTGCCACCAACAAGTTCAGTCCTAACAGACAACTCATCATCACCAGCCAAAGTACCTTCGAGTTTTTCTTTGAGCCAGTTGGTTGCGTCGATTCCAAGAGCCTTCTCCTCTAAGTTTCTCGTTCTTTTCTCTGGTGTATCAACGCCTGCAACTCTAACTCTTTCTTTCTTGTATAAATCAAACCCGAGGTCAATAGTGACATCGATAGTATCACCATCAAGAACACGATTGATCTCCGTCACTCGGAAGTTGTAACAACTCTTCCGACTTGGGGGTGTCATTGCTGCCATCTTCTAACTCCGCAAATGCTTCTCTTAGTATGTATACAACTACGAACACTGCACCAGCAACGGCAAGTATCACACAGATAATTACTGACCACACAGGGTCGTTAGCATTATCAAGAGGACGCAATAGTAAATTCATTTCTTAACAGGCCAAGTAAGTTCCATTCCTATCGTGAGTAGCAAAACAAATCCAAACACAAATACAGCACTCATGATTTAGGTTCGCAATATTCACTAGGTACTAATTGATATGCCATCTTGTCTCGCAACTGATTGACACGATCTTCATTGTATTGTTTGAAGTTGCCACGCTTCTCTACTTTCTTATAGTAGTGTAGCGCATTGAGGATGATAGCGTAGTCCTCCATATCTAATTCAAATTTCATAAATTTTCAAACCTGTCTTCTAGAATAATACGATAGAGAGAATCTCTCAAATAATATAAGTGTTCTTGCTGCATTGGTTCACCGCCTGCCCACATCCTAAGACGTTCGCAGACACAATCATGTAGAGCATATACATCTGCTATTCTGAGTGATACTTGATAGTCATAACTGTGTTCCTCTTCTTCGTGTTCCATTTAGTGAGAGAATGCTAAGGACATTTTGACAAGAAAGGATCGCATACTTATGACCGTAAAGGCCACCATGGATATAACTTACTCCTAGTTTTTCAGCGTATGTTTTTCTATCTACACCATAATTATGATCTGTGTAATCAATAATTACATCGCTAGGATCGCAATGTAATACTAACTCATCGAATGAGTTATCTGTTAGTATATAAACACCTGGTTTTTCACCTACACTAATATGTATATTTGTATCAAACTTGATTTTATTTCTTAGTAGTTCTAATGATGTAACGTAACCAGTTAGATTGCCTTGTTCATATACTTCATCTTGTATGGGACGGTCTGTGTGATAACTATAAACTTCAACATCATTATCAATTAGTTGCTTACATATATTCTGACCCAACTTACCTAAACCTACTAATCCAACTCTCACTTGTGACTCCTATGAAATGGTTCCCAATGTTGCCACCCATAAGTATGTACTGCCCACATACCAATAATGGGAACGAAGACCAGGCACCATGCCAATAGTCCACATCCCCATGGGTTATTTAATACTGTTCCACAGAACCTAGCAAACTGCAACATCATTGATCTTGCTCGCGAAGTTCTTGAATTCTAGCACGAAGAGATAGCATAAGCATTTGATGTTCTTCGCGCTCCTTTTGTGTCAGAGGACCAACACGTTTATTCAGCCTCGAATTCATCACGCTTCTCTCTATCTAACTTATGTATAGTCGCAAATCTATCCTCCCACGTATCACCACCTTCTATACCTCGTATGGGATTGATGCAAGTTTGATCTGCTAGGGTATTACATACCAAACCTGCCAGGTCTAGTTCACTACCCATAGCACCTGTGTTCCAACGGTGTTGACCGTTGATCCAAGTAGCACCACATTTAGGACATTCCTTTCTCTCAATTTTGAGATCCGACAGTTCCTTATCGTTGGTCATCTTTAATTTCCTTAATTAGTTTTGAGTAGTCCCCAAGATCTTTGCTTAACTGACGCCTTACCCTTTGTTTTAAGAAATATAATTTTAGTTTAACAAAACTGTATCTAATATGGATGTCAACGAAAGCAAAGAGACGCATGGTTTCTTCGGTGCCAGCATAACATATGAGACAAACTATGGCACCGAATATAATATAGAATCCTAACATTTCCACTTTCTTAACGCCAATGCTTTGCGAGTTGGGCGTCCCTTCTCGTCCTTCATAGGACCTTTGTTGCCACCCATACGAGCACAGAATGATCTCTTACGAGGACCACCCTCAGGTTGGGGTGCTTTCAGATCAGAACCAGGATTCTCACGTTCATAAGACTTGCGTCCTTTCTCGTTCAATCCACCTTCTTTGTTCTTACCTTCCTTACGCTGCCATGCACTTTCTTTCATGCTCATGTCCTGAGACGCATCCTTCTTCTGCACTGACTTCATTTGCAGTTGCAGTTTCTGACGATTAAGCATGAGTTGCTTTCTTTGAAGTTGCATCTTCTTATTAGAAGTAGCATCTTCTTTCACTGTCTTCTCTGCCTTCTTTTGATCACAGGTTTTTTGAACACAAGACCCACACTTGTTACAGTAACTAGTTCCTTCGGGACAATTCTTTGCCTCGAAAATGTATTCTTTAAAACTGATCATGGTCTTTTAGGGCAGTTTGCTTCATGCTTTTCCATCCAAGTCTTAGGACGTTGGTGGTTTCTTGGGGATGTCAATCCACAATAAGGGCACTTGTACGTGCCATTATCTAATTTTTCAGCCATGATCACTAGCCTCAATACAGAACTCTTTGTAGGACTTGCCTTCTTTCTTGATACCACCGATCTTATCAACCAGTTTACCAAGTGCCTTACCAACCTTGTCGCGCTTACGCTCCTTAGGTGCTTGACCTGATCCAGTCTTAGCACCTTTCGCTGCTAATCTGCTAGCAGCAGTACCAGACTTTGCTGCCTTCTGACGCTTGGAATAGTCCATGTAGGACTCACCTGGTTTCAGTTTCTTAGGATCTGCCTTTGGTTTAGATGCAGCAGCACTATCCTCACGGGCACGAGCATTAGCACCAGGACCACCCAGTTTCTTATCCTTCTCAGGATCTGGATGCCACATGTCAGCACGTTCCACTTTCAGAGTAGCAGGATAATCCTTATCACCCTTCTTAGCAGGTTTCTCACCACGCTTACGCTTGGCGTGAATGTTTGCCCACAGACCTTTCTTCTCTACAATCTCATTCTTCTCATCGTTGATAGCATGTTCATGCATCTCAGATACCAAAGTAGTGAGAAGTTCGACAGGTACATTTTGCTCTACACCATGCTCAAAGAGAATATCATAGTGAGTGATGTTACCTTGCTCATCTAGTGTATGCATCTCAGAGATACACTCACCAACACCCCACTCAGCATGTTCAATTTTCTTTGAACAATCGTGAGTCACCATGTAACCTTTGTCCTTACAGTGAGAGCATCCTTTACCCCCACATTCTTTGCACTTTTTCTTACCTTCAACGATTACTCCTTCACTCTTCAAGCGTGCAGCACGCTTAGCCTTTGCCTTAGCAAGGATTCTTGCACGAGCATCATCTTGATCCTTCTTAGGGATAGGAGTTACAGCACCAACCTTCTGATCAACATCACCAGGGGCATAACCCTCAGTCTTAGTTGCTTTCTTTCTGCGATTCATTTCCTTTGTCACTCTCTTCAACATGAATTGATTAGATGGGAGACTCTGGTCAGCACCACTGACTTGCTTATGCAACGCTGCCAGTTTCTCATCTGACTGCTTGCCCATCTTGGCGTCTTCTTTGATAGCACCTTTACCATGCTTGGCACGGATATCTGCTTTCACTTTTTCAAGTGCAGACATACCATCATATTTTTTACCAGGTTTCTTACCCCATGTATTGGGTTTGCCAGGTGCTTTGTTATAACGGTTGTTGCCATCAACACCGCCGCGCTCCATGCGTCTGTCTTTAAGACGATCTGATTCTTCTTCTTTGAAAAAATTCATGTTACTGACGTGCTACTTTTGTACATTTCAGACCAGCGCCATCGATGGTTTCGAGTGGATCTTTTTCCAAGTAGACAACACCACCCGCCTCGACACTGGCATTACGTGATCCAAGAGCGACATACTTAGTGCCGTCTCCACGCTCAGTTACAACAGGACCATCGTCAATAACTAAGACGATGGTGGCGGCAGTGTCATTGACAACACGAACAGCGGTCGCCTTACCCAGATTGGTTGCTGCACTGAGGGTTACCTCAGTAGCCAGTACACGAACTCTATCCATGGTTATACTACTTGGTTGTTTTTATTATTTATCTTGCTGCGCTTTTAGAAACTTGGCAAGATCTGCTGTGCTACCTACAAACATAGTATTGTTTGTTGTGGTAACTTCTTTGGTTTTAGTTGGTGCTTCAATGTCATTGACCTTCTTTTGTAGATCAATTAGTTTGTCAGCAACATCACCCACATGTTTAATCAACTGTCCAGCAACTTCAAATGCTCTTGGTTGATCTGACTCTTGTGCTAATTCAAGGATGCCATCAACTGCCTCTTGACCTTTCTCGATCAGAGAGTAAAGATTCCCACGAGTATACTCATAGTCTTTCTTTAATTGTTCTTTGGTGGAAGTAGTTACTTCTACCTCAGTAACAGGTGTTGGTGTTGCATCTTTGACGATTTCAGTTTTGACATCGAGAGCATCCTCAATGCCATCATACTTACTCGTCTGCGCCTGTGGTTGGGTTTCGTGAGAGTCCATCTGTAAATTCACTGAATAGTTCATTAAATCCGAAGTTGTCATCAGAATCAACTAAGGCATGATCTGCCTCAGTAATCCTATGAATCGCTGATCCGTTAGTGTGTGCTGCATTCGTTGAGTTCAACCAAGCACGGGTAACGAATACCTGTGTTCCGTCGATCTTAGCGATACGCATAACTTCATCATCGATCTGGATATTCGTATGAATAACAAGACCAGATGCATCTGTAACTTTAATGATTCCATCATTATCATCACACGCTGACGACAACGTAGTTGTTGCGTCAGAGTTTCTATCAATTGTAGATGCAGGAGTAGCAGTGTAACGCACCTCTCTTGGTGCTGTTCTGACAGAATCAGTAGCGTAATCCACAATTGCCTTGGTGATAATCTCACCACTGTTATCCTGTACAGGACCATACAAGAATGTCTTAGCAACAAACTGTAAGGTATAAATTAGAGTTCTGCGAGTATCATAATCTCCTTCATACTGATCATCATAATCAATACTTGCCAGTGTAATTGGGTAGTCTCTCTTCTCACCAAGTTCTGGTACCAAGTTCATTGTGATGTTGAAACTTGGTTGAAAGAATGGTAGAATTTGCTCAATGATTTGAAGAGCATCATCCTGATTCTTACTAAGGATTGCTAATTCAAAATTAATATTATATGGGATTGGCATGAACCCCTTGTTGTTAGCACCAGCGGCAGTAGTATTTCTAATATACTGTGTGGGTGATAACTTTCTTGTTGGATCATATGTGATTGCTTGAATCTCAAATGCAATCCTAGGCAGAGTAATCTGCACCTGATCCTTGGTAGTAAGATCACCAAGTTGACGCAGACGCGCTAAGAACTTATCCTTAGGTCCATATGCCAAAGGCACTTTCATGACCTCAGTTTTGGATCCTTGGGATCTTCTGATCTCAATGTTATTAAATAGTGTGCCAAAGGCAACCACGGTTTTTTTAATTACACCGTGATATGAATAAGTTCCTAGCATTAGATTGTGCTCCCTTTATTACCAAACTCACCGAATGGATTAGTTTGTGTGAAATCTATGATTGCATCTGCGTCAGTTTCAATTGCCACATTTTGATCATATTCCGAGTTCACATTATTTATAGTGTTATAGGTATAGGTAGACCAGACGGCAGAACTAGTGTCTCCTGTCATAGTTTCACCAGATGAGAATCTACCACTCCTATTGATAACAATAAGAGTTCTAGTAGCATTATCCCAAGACTTCACTTCGGCGGTTGTATTAGTAACAGCACCAGTCACAGTCTCACCAACTGTATAATCACCTGTGCCACCTTCGGCCATTACCATACCAACAGCATTAGCATGATTGACTTCAATAGCATCAATCTCTGCAACACCAGTATCGATATCCTCATCACTGTATTCAAAGAGTTCACAACGTAAACCCCATGTGTATATCTTACCTAACTGGAAGAAAGGTTGTTCATGCTCTACATACTGGATCTGAAATGTTTTACCCACCATAGGGAAGTGAATTAGATCTCCTTCATTAGGACGACCCTCCACAATCAGAGTAGCGTTATCATCTACTGCTGCTGTAAACCTTCGTTTAGATATGATGAAGGTAACCTGGTCTTGAATTCTGACACCAAACTTAGCGAAGATATCGCCATCACCACGAAAACCACCAGCATCTTCCAAATATACTTCGACTTCAAATGCGCCTGTATATTTGGATAGTGTATCTTCTCCGAAGACACTATCTTCTTTGACGAGCGTTCTTGGGATATAGTACACGTTCTTGCCGAACATTTTAATCTGCTCATCGACGAGATCTTGTACGAGACCCTGCTCTCCTGTTGTACCTTGGGTGAAGAAACTGTTAAGTGCCATATCATCCTATCATGTCTAGGGGAGGTGTTTCCCAGGTAGTACGAAGTTGTTCGTCAAGGATCTTTAATTCCTCAACAGCATCGTTATAAATCATCTCACCGTTCAGAGTGACACCACCTGGCATTTGGACATTCGTGAACTTAGTAAGATTCTGACCCCACTGCTTTTTAATTTTAGCAGTAACATAATCTTTCATCCACATTTGGTTGTAGATTTCTGTCCAACTGTTTGGATCCAAAGCACGCCAACATTTAAGGATCACATACTGATCTGAAAGTGCATCCTCAGTCCAGTCAAAATCAATGTATACTCTGTCTTGAACATTATTATATCTGATAGGTTTCAGACCTTCCAGCATGAAGTCAATACTAGACAGATGTTGCTGAATCATATAGTAGTGATAGAACTGTGTAGACGTAAAGTCATACAGATCATTCAGTCTCATCTGATAACGAATATCAAACATACTGCGAGTGCCTTTGTCAGTAAAAGCAAACATACCTTCAATTGCCAGAATATGATCTGGGACTGTTAGATATGTATTTTGCTCAGACCAGACAGTAGTACCATCAGCACCAGTAGTATCTGTATTAGTACGACCCGCTGCAATTTCAGCAGAAGTAAAGAGATGTTTTAGATAAACTCTCTCAGCACCTTCATAGTGATATGTTTGGAACTTTTGAATAGCATAATCGATGGCATCATCACACTGATCATCAGATACGTTCACCTCCAAGACTGGTTTACCCAGTCTACGGAGGCAGTATTCTTTTAATTCTGCCTTAGAAGTTGGAATTGCCATTGGTTATTAGAGAGCAGCGATTGCAGCCTGGAATGCTGCAAAATCAGCAGCACCCGCAGCGACGGATTTGAGGGTTGTAAGATCAATCGTCTCTGCTTGTAGTGCAGAGTCAGCAGTTGCACCTTGTGCAGCAGTTGCATAATCAGTAGATGCTGTTGCAGCAGCAGTGCCCAGTGTGGGCAGACCAGTTAGGTCTCCATAAGCACCAGAGAATAATGTAGGTTTGCCAGTCAGGTCAGCGTATGCACCAGAGAATAATGTAGGTTTGCCAGTCAGATCTGCATAGGCACCCGAGAAGAGTGTGGGCAGATTAGTAAGATCATCATAGTCATTACTGGTAGCGACAGCACCCAGATCACCTGGTTGTGTAGCAGAAGCAGCAAGTGTGCCCTGTGCAGCAGTTGCATATGCAGTTGCCGCAGTGGTAGCAGCAGTGCCAAGACCCAAAGCGGTGATGGCTGCTGATGCACGAGCATCGGCACGAGCGTCTGTGTAATAAAGATTAGATCCTTCTGCTAGGGCACTAGTGTCTACACTGTTCAGGTCAAGGTTTGCCCCAACTTGAAGTGCGACACGAGCATCAGCACGAGCATCTGTATAGTAGAGGTTAGTGCCCTCTGCCAGATCAGCAGTGTCCTGATTAGTCAGGTCAAGGTTTGCACCAACTTGAAGTGCGATACGAGTATCAACACGACCAGCAGTGTGATAAAGGTTGGTGCTTCCCTCAGCAATACCATCCGAGTCGGGTGTGGTATAAGAGAAGACGCCAGTGCCAGAATTGTAAGACAGATCGCCAGTAGCACTTACAGCGCCACGAGCATTAGCAGTCGTAAATGTGGTTACACTAAACGCGCCAGTGCTAGCGTTATAAGCGAGATCGCCACCAGCACTAAATGCACCCCTAGCGCGAGCGTTGGTAAAGAATATGTTTGTGGATCCTTCTGTGACATTATCAGTATTGATATCAGATTGGGTAACAGATAGGGTGCCACTACTATGTGTAATGCCAGTGCCATACGTGAAGTGCGACCTTGTGCGTGCAGCAGTGGTGAATAGGGCAGTAGATCCTTCTGTGATGTTGTCAGTATTGATGTCACCCTGAGTTGCACTCAGAGTCAGGATATTACCTGCATCATCATATGTAGCAGTGATACCAGTGCCACCTGTGATCAGAGCGTTAACTCTGTCATCGACTCTCTCATCAGTGAAGTAGAGGTTAGCGGTTCCTTCTGCCAAAGCATCAGTATCGTGGTTAGCGATACTACCAACCTGTGACTCGAAGAATGTCAAGGCACCAGTAACATTCAAGTTACCTTGGACTTCAAAGTTGGTGGTTGATCGGAAGTTAGCAACCGTCAGTCTGTTAGTAGACGGATTGTATGTGAGGTTTGTTGAGTCAGTGCGAATCTCAGTGTGTCCAGTATTCGTAGAAACGAATGTAGGATAGTAAGTAAGGTTAGATGTTGTGGTATCGGTAACATCAGCAAGGTCTGACTTATCAGCAGTACCTGTCAGGTCACCAGTTACATTACCAGTAATCTGTCCTGTAACACCCAGTGTGCCACCGATTGTGGAGTTAGAAGTAACGTCAAGTGTGTTGGTAGTTGTAAGACCAGCAGCAGTAACATTACCACTTGTGGATGCAAGAGTGATCTTATCAGTGCCACTACCATTTTGAAGTGTAAGTGTCTTAGATGCACCACGAAGGACTACGTTATCTTTAAAGAGTGAAGTGCTATTCTGAGTCAGTGCGTCGTTGAGTGTAGTCTCACCATCAACATTCAGAGTGCTATCGAGATCCACAGCACCTGTTACATTGAAGATGTCATCAATGATAGTTGCTCCGAGAACATCAAGAGTACCTGCAATATCAGTGTTACCACTTGCAGAGTTGATAACAAACTTGTTAGCACCAACTGTTGTAGTACCACCAATGTTTACAGCACCAGTTGTTGTAATCGTACTGATCGCTGCTTGTCCAAGAGTTGTTAAACCAGCAACGTCTAAGGTACCTGTAATATCAGTGTTACCTGTTACACCATTAATAGTAACAGTTGTGCCTGCGTTAGGTCCGAGGAACAGTGACTGTCCAATGAATACATCATTGCTGATAGTTGCACCACCTTGGGTGACCATCAATGGAGCGTTAGCACTCAGACTAGCAGGATTTTCTGCCTTAGTAAGACTAACTCTTCCCTGTACTTCTTCATCAGAAACAAGTAGAGTGTCTCCTAATACAGTTTGATCACCATAAACTTTTACGTTATCCTTAACTGATAAATCATCACCAACCGATACACCACCTGCAACTTGCAGAGCGCCAGCAGCAGAGTAAGTAGCACCAGAAGATGCATTAGCAGTATTGGTGATGGTTGTAATGCCATCGATATTTGCAGTAGAATCAAAATCAACTGCCTGAGTTACATTCAGACTATCATCAATAACTGTGGCACCGTTGATGTCAACAGTACCTTCAATCAGTGTATTACCAGTGCTAGTTGCAACAGTAAATTTGTTAGCGCCTGCACCATTTTGAATTGCAACTGTTCTAGTAGCAGCATTGATGGTCAGGTTATCGGTGATAGTTGTAACACCAGTAACATCAAGTGTTCCAGTGATACTGGCATTATCATCAATAATAGTTTCGCCACTAGCAGAGTCAATTGTTAGATTACCTGATGTGGTACTAACTTCACCGTTACCATCAACACCAATCCTAACGTTCTTAGCAGTGATCTGCTGTGAAGTTATGGAAGCATTGAATGTTGACGTTGCATTGACAGTCAGGGTATCAACGTCTGAATCACCAAGAGTTGTATTACCATCTACCTGTAAGAATCCATCAATCTCAGCATTATCTGTGACGTGGACTTTACCGCCAGCAGAATCAAGAATCAAGTTACCAGCAGTGGTGGAGATTTCGGTAGCACCATCAACACCGATCTTGATATCATCTGCTGTGATATCGGTGGAAGTAATCGCTTGGTTGAATGTGACAGTACCCGTGACGCTGTGAGCATCCCCAGCAGCATTACCGATAGTTGTGTTTCCATCAACTGTCAGTGTGCCATC